TACCGCATCTGGTGCAGAAGGTATTTCTTTAAAAAATACTCGTTTTGTTCATATTATAGAACCATATTGGCATCCTGTTAGAATGGAACAAGTAATAGGACGAGCAAGAAGAATTCTAAGTCATCAAGACTTAGAACCTGAATTAAGAACTGTAAAAGTATTTTTATATTTAATGAAATTAACACCTGATCAAATAAAAAATGGTTCAAATGAACTAAGAAAGAAAGACAAAAGTAAATATAATATGGGCAATTTAGACCCAGTTACTACAGATGAATCATTATATGAAATTTCTAGAAAAAAAGAAGATATATCTAAACAATTACTTACAGCAATAAAAGAAACAGCTATGGATTGTTCTATTTATTCACGTTCAGATGGTGAATCATTACAGTGTTATTCATTTAGGAATGAAACAGACCCTACTGTATACGGTTATAAACCTAACATTAAAGATGAAGAAAAAGATAGAAAAGTACAAAAACAAAATATTAAAAGTGAAATATGGAAAGCAAAACGTATAGAAATAGATGGTAAAAATTATGCTCTAAAAATAGATGAGTTTGGCAAACGAACTAATTTGATATATGATATTGATAGTTATAAACAGGCAAGAAACAACCCAAATATTAATATCATATTTGTAGGTAAATTAATAAAAGATGAAAGTGGAAATGATATATTAGATACTAATGTATAAATTTTAATACATTATCATTGTTTGTCCAACATCGTGTTACATAATAACAACCTTCTATATCTTTAATTTGAATATTACAATCATTTCTAATACATCCTATTGGAAAATTATTGTAAACTAAATCCCCTATATTTAAAAAATTATTAATTATTATTGTATTATTATAACCAGTGTTATTTCCTATTAATCCTCCATTGTTAATACCATTTACAATATATCCATTATAAATACAATTTTTTATATGGATATATCCTTTATTTTTTGCATTTCTATTTCCAATTAATCCACCACAACCATTACCATTTATTTCTATATTAGAAATACAATCTTCTAATAACATTTTTCCACCATTATTACATACATTTGCACCTGTAAAACCACCACTATAATTTGCTTTTATTATAGAATTTAATATTTTACAATTTTTTATTTTAATATTATAATCATCTGATATTTCATCAAGATTATTAAACATATTTATAGGAATGAAACAACCTTGTTTATCATAATATATATTACAATTATTACAACTACTATTTTCTATATTTATATTTTTACTTTTATTACACATATAATTATCATCTATATATCTAATAAACCATGAAGATAACCTATGACATTTTAAATTACCAATTACATTTATATTCATATTTAATATTGAAACATTATTAGTACCATTTTTAATAGAAAATAACCCTTTCCAATAATTATTTTTATCATTATCATAAATGTAAATATTGAGATTATTTCCATCAAATATAGTATTGTTTACCATGATAAATGTACAATTATCTATATTCATATTTTTACTTAAATGTATATCTTCTGTTAATGTATATTTTGTATTCTCTTTTGTAATAAAATGTTTGGTTTCACATATATTATTAAATGAATCTTGGTTTATATTATAAATATAAATCATTTTTATAAATATATAATATTATATTTTTTATATTTTTTTTTGATTTTCATTTTCAAACTTTTTTGGGAAAAAATAAAAAATTAAATATATTTTTCAAAAATCTCAAAAAAGTTTGAAAATAAAAAAAAAAAAAAAAAGTATGGTAACAAACTAAAAATTTTAAAACGAAATTTAGAGCATTATGGTCTAAAATCGTTTTTTTGCTTTTTTTGCTTTTTTGTGTATTTTTTTGTAATATTTATAAAAAGGGACTATTTTTTGTTGCCGATAATAGTCTAAGTTGTCAACACAAAATAGTCCCTAAAATTAATAATATTTTATTATTTAATCTTAATAATAAATATTAAAAAAAATATATTTTTGTTACGATAAAATATTTTGTCAACACAAAATAGTCCCATACTTTTACAAATATAATAACATTTAATAATGATAATAGATATTTTTAAAATATATTTTTTGTTACCATTATTTTTTTTGTCAACAAAAATAGTCTCTCTTGTATTTTTTTTTTCACAAAAATATCAAAATAAATATTTATCTGCTAATATAATAACAAAATTATATTTTTGTTTTTTTTTAAAAAAAAAATATCACCAGACGTTTATCCAAATTATAACAAAAAAAAACAAAAAAAATATATAAAACAAAAAAATATTCAAAAAAAGATTTAGGGACTATTTTATGTTGATAATATATGGACTATTTGTCAACAAAAATAGGCAAAAATAGTAAGTTTAAATTTTATTGTATAAAATGTGATTATGGATGTAGTAAACAATCTCATTATAATCAACACATATTAACACGTAAACATAAAAATCAACAAACGGCAACAAATAGCAACGATATAATGACCAAAGGACCAATGGTATGTGAATATTGTAATAAAACTTATAAAGATAGATCTGGATTATGGAGACATCAAAAAAAATGTAAGAATAAAGTACAATATGAAAATAAATTAGAAGATGTTTCTGGTATAACTAGTGAAATTGTAGTAGAAAATGATGGAAATTTAAAAAATGCTTTTATAGAATTAATCCAAGAAAATAAAGAAATAAGAAAAATAATGGTAAATCAACAAGAACAAATGAAAGATCAACAAGAACAAATGAAAGAAATAATACCAAAGATAGGTAATAATAATAACAATACTATAAATAATAAATATAATATGAATATATTTTTAAATGAACAGTGTAAAGATGCTATTAATATAATGGATTTTGTAAAATCATTAAAACTAAAATTAGAAGATTTAGAAAATACAGCAAAAGTAGGATATATAGATGGAATATCCCAGGTATTTATTAATGGATTACAGGATTTAGATGTAACAAAACGTCCTATACATTGTACTGATTTACAACAAGAAATATTATATGTTAAAGATAAAAATAATTGGGAAAAGGATGATAATAACAGAAAAATAAAAAAAGCAATTTCTAGCATTGGTAAATCTAATGCAATGTTAGTACCCGAATGGGTAAATAATAACCCTGAATATATAGATAGTAATAAGGAAATATATTGGAAAATTGTAGATAATACTATTGTAACCGATGAAAATAAAAAAATAGATCAAATAATAAAAAATGTAGCAAAAGAAGTTATTATTGACGATGAAGAAGAAGAATATGAGGATAATGAAGAAATATTAGACAAATCAAAAGATATAGATTTTTAGTATTTATATATTTTATTAATTATTATAAAAATATATAAAAATATTTCAACGGTTTAAAGATGATATTACTTTAAATAACTTTTGTTGATTTTCTATTATCATATTTATTTTATTATCTAAGTTAGTAATTACAGTATTAATATCTAATGTGTCATTATTTAAAGGTTTTAATTTTGAAAAAATATCGTCATCTTGTATTGGGAAGTACTCATTATTTGATAAGTCCCATTTAACATTTTTATCGTCTTTATTTGATTCTATAACAATATTAGTATTATTAGATATATCTTTTGAAATTTGTTGTATATCATAATTTCTTGATGCTATATGTTTATTTACTAATTCATCTATGTTATCTAGTGGTTTATCAATATTATCGGAAAAATTAATACTTTCAGGTATATTTTTTTTAACACTATTAAAAAAATCATCTTCTTTTTTTTTTAATTCTTTTTCAAATTCAGTTTGTTTATGTTTTATTATTTCATTTTTTGTAATAAGATTACTAGGAATTTCAGTAATTAATTCTTTATTTTTACATTTATTAATTATTTCTTGAATAACAAATTTATTTTTTTCCATTAATGATGTATTAGTATTATTAGTATTAACGTTATTGATAGTATTATCAAGAACATTTTTAACAGACAATACATCTTTATCTACATAACTTTTAAATAATTTATTTTCGTATAATATATCCCATATTATTTTTTTATTATCATTTGATAAGAAATCAGTCATTATATATATAAAAAATATAAGTTATATTTAAATATATAACTTATATTATATCTATTTTTATAATATTTATAATTTTTCATTAAAATATATTTTTCTACATTTTTCAACTTCTTCATCTGTAATTTTGTTTTTTAAAAAATAAGACCATTTTTCACCTTTTATCATTTTTATTACAAAATATAATACATACATACCACATTCCGTATTTTTTTTTTGATGTTGTATTTTAGGCCAAAGTTGGTTAAATTTAAATTTAATATTTAATAATAATCCTTGTTTTGTTATGTCATTTTTAAAATTATTTATTTTATGTGGTATTTTATCACCAACACTGTCGAAATAATAAATTTGTTTATTAAAAATATCAATATACAATACAACCCAATGAGAACCAGGTTGATTATGTTTGTCTAAATTAAATACAGCAGCAATTTTATTAATATTTTTATCTTTATAAAATTTTAAATTAAACTTACATAATTCTTCGGATACGCATTGATTAAAAGATAATTTATTATCATAATCTATAGGTGATGGATCGAATGATTTAAAATCATTATAAACCTTTTCATATTGTGATAATACATTTTTTATATCCCAATTACTTAACCATGTATTAGGGTTATTACCCCATTCAATTGGTGATGGAGGCGCAAACGTAGAAGTTAAAATATTAAGTTTTTCAGATTTATTTAAGTTTGATTTTTTAACCCAACATGATTCTCTTTTACAATTTTTATATTTTTTGTTTAAAGATTTCCAAATTTGTTTTGGATCATTTGATTTTATGTATGATTTTTTTGTTTTATTCCAATCTTTTTTTAATTTAGATAATATATTACCAGAATAACAAGAAAATTTATTATTAGATGATTTTGGTGCACATTTAACAGTTCTATTTTTTTTACTCTTATTTTTCTTAGAATTCATGTTATATAATGTAAATATTTTATAATTACATTATATTTATAAGAAATAAAAAATATATTTAAACATATGTATTTCTTTCAACACGTGTATGATTATTAAATAAGTTAGGAGCATATTGTGTTTCACTAGTATTAGTTTTGTTAAAATCTTCTTTATTAAATAATAGTTTGAAGTTGCCTGGTATTTTATTGTTTGATTTTATCATAGTTTTATATAGATTGCTGTTAGAACTAGGGACATAAGTAGCTCTATTTGAATTAGGTAAAGCAAAGAATTGATTTCTTAATGTCATTTCAGTATCCACATTATTTACATAACCAGTCCAAGGAGATTTTGCAGTTCCAGGATAGAATATTTTTGTATTATCAAAATTATCATATGTAGTTATTTTTGTAGGTACATTAGATAGGTTATCATCTATTGCATGAAAACTAGTATATCTAGTAGATTTTGGTGTAGAATTAAATAATACTTCTAGTTGTTGCGAAGGAATATTTCTTTCAAAAATTTTTGTATTAATATCTTGTGATAATTTATCGCTGCATGTAACTTTTCTAGGCATTTAATATATATAAATAATATATTATTTTAAAAAATATATATCTATCTTAACTAAATATTATTTTATATAATCATATAAAAGTAATTTAAATAGTATATCATGGATAATACAATATTAATTGAAAAATTAATACAACATAACTGTATACAATTAGGAACATTCGAGTTAAAAAATGGTAAAAATTCAAAATATTATTTTAATATAAAAAATATAATATCATATCCGAAATTGTTAGCTTTTATTGGTGATGAAATGTATAAAAATTTACCAGAGTTTGATATTATTTGTGGTGTACCATATGGAGGACTACCTATTGCAACATATATATCTACAACTTATAATAAACCTATGATTATAGTAAGAGATAAACAAAAAGAATATGGAATGAAGAAATTAATAGAAGGAGAATATAAATCAACTGATCGATGTGTTATAATAGAAGATGTTATAACATCTGGTCAATCAGTCGAAAATATTTATAATATTTTAAAAGAAGAATTAAACATCGTTAAAATATCAGTAGTTGTAAATAGACAACAACATGAAATGGATAATATAAATTATTTAGTTTGTCAAAATGATTTAATAAAGTATTTTATAAATAAATATACAAATGAAAAAAAAACTACTATATGTTTTTCAGCAGATATATGTGATCCATATTTATTATTAAATATATTATCTTTGATTGGAGATTTTATATTGATATGTAAATTACATATGGATATAGTGGATTTATCAAAGTATAATGGTGATTTTATAAAAGATATATTACGATTATCAGTAGAAAAAAAATTTTTAATAATGGAAGATAGAAAATTTGTAGATATATCATATATAGTGAATAAACAATATTCTAAATATAAGAATTGGGTAGATTTAATAACTGTACATGGTTCTTGTCATAAAGACGTAGTAAAATATATATCAGGTGTAGTGTTAGTAGCAAATATGTCAAACAATAATTTTAATTATAATGATAAATGTATTGAAATAGCAAAAGAATATAATAATAATGTTATAGGATTTGTAACACAAGAAAGAATAAATGTTGATAATATGATATGTATGACACCTGGTATTTCATTAACAACTAATAATATAGATGATCAAATGTATAGAACTATAAATGACATTGATACAGATATAGTTATAATAGGAAGAGCAATATATAATTCAGCAGATTATGTAGATACAATAAAAAAATTTTTAGCTATTAATTAAAATTCTTTTAAACATGATAATAAATGTTTACTTACAATTTTATCGATATTATAATCTTCATTTGTTTTTTCACAATGTTTATGGTTATATAATTTAAAAAAATTATCCATAAAAATTTTAAAATCTTCTTTAGATTCATTTATTTTAATTATATCAGATGAATAAATTTTATCAGTTATTTCATTAATATTATATGAAAATTTATAAGGATGTATTTGAAAATAATAGACATTATCATTAATCATATGTTTGTGTTCAGAATCATCTATAAAAAATACTTCTACATCATAATCTAATTTAGAACATTTAACAAGATCGCTATATTTTTTCATATGTGATGTTCTAAATTTTTCTACACGTACACCATTTACTTCGTATGCATGAATGATTTGATTAAACGTTTTATTTTTTGTAATATGTGTTTCAATATATTTTTGTATCATTTTTACCCATGTTTTTGGACCTTGATTGTTAGTATAAATGATAATTTTATCAATATTTTTATTATTTTTTTCTTTAATAACATATTTTAATATTTCAGATATTTTAGGTCTTAAATAAAAAGGGAATAAATTAAATAAATTATTAAAAAAAACTTGATTATTTATTAAACGTTTATTTTTTGTATATGATATAATAGCGTCTTGAATAATTCCTAACTCCGTGAAGTATCCTAATGTTTCATCTAAATCAAATACAATAATTTTTTTTATTTTAGACATACTATATTATAATAAAAAAATCTATATAGTATATAGTATACTATATGGAAATAAGTGCATTGGATTATAAATCAGTTCTTAATTATTATAATATTTCAATACCTAAAAAACATATAGAATTAAAAGAAAAAGCAGAAAATATATTAGCAACCAAATTATGTAAATGTATAAAGAAAGTTAAAAAATCAAATCCAAAAATATCTGAACAAGAAGCAATAGGTATTTGTAGAAAATCTGTATTACATAAAAAAAAATTAGATGTATTTAAATTCAAATGTAAACAAAAATATAAATTGGAAAAGGGAAAACAAAAATCATATAAAGTTTTAAAGTATAAAAAAAAAAATAAAACAAAGAAAAATAAATAAATGATATTATTATATTATATATGAGATTATCATTAAAAAAGAAGTTTAATAGTTTTAATAAAACAGTTAAATCTCAAATTAGTTTAAAAAGTTTATATAATAAAGTTAATAGAGAATATATAGGAGGGTCAATGAAAGAAAAATATATAAAGTTGATGGAAGAATTATATAAAGTAATGATGAAAAAAGGAGAACCTTTTAGAGCACGTGCATATAAAAAAGCAGAAGAAGCAATATCTACTTATGATGGTGAAATAATGAATCCTGATGATTTAAAATCAGTTAAAGGAATCGGACCAGTTATTATAAAAAAAATGAAAGAATTTTCTGAAACAGGTAAATTGGAATTATTAGAAAAAGCAAAAAATGATCCCGAACAAATATTAGCAAATATATATGGTGTTGGTCCTAAAAAAGCAAAAGATCTTGTAAGTAAAGGTATAACATCAATAGAAAAGATGAGAGAAAATGAAGATATGTTAAATGATGTTCAAAAAACAGGGTTAAAATATTATGATGATTTATTAAAACGTATACCACGTGATGAAATAGATGAATATAAAAATATATTTACACAAATTTTTAATGAAATAAATACAGATGGTAATATGTCTTATGAAATAGTAGGTAGTTATAGACGTAACGCATCTTCATCAGGAGACATTGATATAATAGTTACAAGTAAAAATAATAATGATAAGGAAAAATTTATAAAATTTTTAGAT